TAGTCTGCGTGAACAACAACCTGTGGGTGTTAATGCAAAAGGGCTTAATCACAAAGCAGCCAGGCAGACCGTCAACCTACCACCTGACACCGGTGGGCAAGCGAGCAATCGCCGAACTCAACAGCTCCGCAAAATGAACGCATTCCTCCAAGCAATCGAAAACCTATCACGGCGCAAAGTGACGCCTTCGTGGTTCCGATGGCGCGAATGGTCAGCGATGGCACCGGCTATTCGCAATCGCTCGTTTTTCAGCGCCACAGTGACCTCAGCGCGCGTTCTGAACAAAATGCGCAACATGTTGCTGGACTGGCAAGCGGACGCCACAGAGGAGATCGTGGACGTAAACACGGGCGAGATCGTGACAGCCTACAAGGAGACAGGACTCGCCAAGTTCCGCGAGCGTTCCGCGGAGTTTCTGATTCAGGAAGGACTGGCGACGCCCGCCGACTACAAGGACACCAAGATCACCAACGTCATTTCAAACGCTCGCTTACAACTGATCTACAACACCAACCTAGAGCAAGCGTCAACCTTCGCGCAATGGCAAGGCAGAATGAGAAACGAGGACTGGCTCAATCTCAATCCCGCGGCACGCTTTGTCCGGCGCCCGGGAGCGCGCATCAAGCGGCAGCGACATGTTGAGGCAGAAGGTGACGTGAGACGCTGGGACGACTTCGCCTATTGGCAATTTCAGAACGCAGCAGACATCGGTGGCTTCGACGTGCCATGGGGTCCGTTCGGCTTCAATTCATACATGATCCAAGAGCCGGTCAAACGAGCCGAAGCCGAGCGCCGAAAGCTGGTCAGAAAAGGCGAACGGGTCAAAGCTCCGAACGTCGCGCAATTTGGCGTTGACCTCGGAAAGCAATTCAACGCTGGAGTCGATGCAAACATCGATGACCTCACGCCAGAACTGGCAAACGAAGCACGGAAAACCATCACAGATAGGCTCGGACCGCAAGCAATCGGCAGAGACGGCAAACCCACGCTCGATGCGCTTAGACAGGCGCTAAGGATGTGATAACCAAGATTTTACCAACAGAGAAAAACACGTCAAGAGAAAACTACGTCATGAAAAACAAACCGAAAATAGAAATACTCAAAACCGACTCACTGATCCCATACGCGCGGAATAGCAGGACACATAGCGAGGCACAAGTGGCACAGATTGCAGGCAGCATCCGAGAGTTTGGATTTACTAACCCTGTCCTGATCGACAGCGAAAACGGCATCATCGCCGGACACGGTCGCATCATGGCAGCACAGAAGCTCGGACTTGCCGAGGTGCCGTGCATCAGGCTCGATCACCTGACAGAGACGCAGCGCAAGGCTTACGTCATCGCCGACAACAAGCTGGCACTGAATAGCGGATGGGATGAAACGATGCTGTCATTGGAACTGGCAGACTTACGGGAGTTGGATTTTGATTTGAACCTGACAGGATTCACCGATGAGGAGCTAGGGCAGTTCGATGTGGAAGAAGCTGGGATGCCAGAACTAGCGGATGGCGACAAACAACCGTTTCAGCAAATGACATTCACTGTCCACGACGAGCAAGCCGAGGACGTGCAAGCGGCAATCGCAAAAGCAAAAAGCATGGGACATGGCGAGTCAGCCGTGAACGAAAACAGCAACGGCAACGCACTAGCTTTCATCTGTCAATCATTCAACCGAGCATGAGCGCAAAAGAAATCATCGTAAAGCCGATCAGCTCGCAGGACGCCGCGCGGATTGTGAAGTCGTGCCATTACTCGGGCAAGGTGGTGCAAAACTCGCAGTTGCATTTTGGCGTCTTTCTTGATGGAAAATGCGGCGGCGCAATGCAGTTCGGACCGTCGCTCGACAAGCGTAAAATTCAAGGTCTAGTTGAAAATACGGGATGGAACGGATTCTTGGAACTAAACCGCATGGCGTTTGCGGACTGGCTTCCTCGTAATTCCGAAAGCAGGGCGATTGCTGTGGCGATGCGATTGATTCGAAAGACGTATCCTCATATTGAATGGGTGGTGAGCTTTGCCGACGGCACACAATGCGGAGACGGAACGATTTACCGAGCAAGCGGGTTTGTGCTGACTGGGATTAACCCGAGCATGAATCTCGTGCGGCGTGGTGATGGCGTGGTAATCCACAAAATGACACTTGAAAGCAACCCGACATCGAGACGTGAAGAGCTTGGCGGGAAATCCTACTACGAAATCACTGGCGGCAAATACGACCTCGAGGCATATCGCAAAGCCACAAAAGGCACAATCATACCCGGCTTCCAGCTCCGCTACATCTACTTCTTGAACCCTGCCGCAAAATCGCGCTTGACAGTTCCGATTTTACCGTTTAGTGAAATTGAGCGTCGCGGCGCGGGAATGTATCTCGGCAAACCAAAACGCGCGGAAAGCATCGCAGTCGATGCGCCTTGCATCCAGCAGGGAGAGGGCAGTGCAAGTCTGACCTCCGCGCTCCAATCCGACGACTCATGAGTGAAAAACCAAAAAAAGCAGGCAGACCAAAGCTAGAGATCGATGGCGATCTTGTCGAAAAGCTGGCAGGCATCGGATGTCCAAACAAGGAAATCGCGGCAATCGTAGGATGCTCAGTTGATACGCTTGACCGTCATTTTGCGGAGGTAATTGCAAAAGGGCGTGAGAATGGCAAAACCCGACTGCGCAAAAAACAGATCGAGGTGGCACTCGCTGGCAATGTGACCATGCTCATCTTCCTCGGCAAGAACATGCTAGGGCAGGCAGACAAGCAGGAGATCAGCGGACCAGATGGATCACCAGTCATGCAGTTACCGCTGTCGGTCGAGCAAGACAAAAACCTTTCTACCCTCGTCGAAATCGCACGAGCAAAGGCGAAGAAATGACCCCGACTGAGTTCTGCGTCCGAGTCTTGGGAATCACGCCATACCTTTGGCAGTGCGAAGCCATGGAGTCGGTCGCGATGGAACAACCGACAAGCGTAGTCGCGGCGAACGGCAGCGGCAAAACGGCGCGCCTTGTGGCTCCGCTTGTGCTCTGGTTCCTGCATGAGTTCCCGCGCGGACAGTGCATCTTCACGAGTGGATCATGGATGCAGATCGAGAAGCAGCTCTGGGGCGCCGTGAAGGTCTATCAGCATCGCTTCCCGCATTGGCGTTTCATGAGCGAGGAGCTTCGCACACCCGAGGGTGGCTATGCTTTCGGATTCAGCACCGACAATCCGGGGAGAGCGGAAGGGCATCACCCGAAGATCGGAGGCGATGTGGATCCAGTATTCCTCATCATTGACGAAGCCAAGACGGTGCCAGACTCAATCTTCGAAGCGTTTGACCGATGCACGCGCAAAATGGAGCTTTGGGTTTCGTCACCGGGGGCGCCGCGCGGTCAGTTCTACGACAGCTTCCACAAGAACTCCAGCCTCTACAAGACGATCCGGGTGCCATCGACAGACTGCGCTCACATCAGCGCGGAGAAGCGAGAACTGGATCGAATCAAATATGGCGAATCTCACCCGCTCTACCGATCAAAGCACCTCGCCGAGTTCACCGAGGACTTCGACCGCTTGGTTCTCGCTCCCGATCTGCTACGCAATGCACTCGATGCACAGCCGAAGCCAAACGCTCACGGTGAGATCGTAGCATTTTGTGACTTCGCTGCGGGACGAGACGAAAACGTTCTGGCAATTCGCCGCGGCAATCATGCGCGCATCGTGAAGGCATGGCAGGAACGAGACACAGTGCAGGCAGCGCGGGAGTTTATACGAATGTTTGAAGCCGAAGGACTAAGCGCTGGTCAAGTCTGGGGAGATGCAGACGGACTCGGCACTGGCTTCTGCGACCAGTTCGCCGAGCTTGGATGGCACATCAATCGATTTCATGGCGGGAAGCCTGCGAGCGAGAAGGACGAATACGCAAACCTTATCGCGCAGGTGTGGCACGTTGCTAGTCGTGAGCTGGAGCGCGGGAGAATACACGTCGGCGAACTCGATCCGATGACATTCTCGCAGATCACCACACGAAAAAGCGAGTGGAATGAGACCGGCAAGTTGAGAGTCGAAT